GTCGCCTAAAGCCTTTGTAACTTGGTCCCAGTGTTGGATCAAGTAGGCGATCATGGTTATTGGGCCGAAGAGATACGCTATGATGGGGTTACCCGTTATCACATCCCAAAGCTGTTTGAGTGTGTCTATGAATGGGACTATGATGTTGTTCCACAGCCAGTTTAACGCGTTTGTTATTGCGTCTATGGCGGGCTTGAAGAAGTCGTATATTGCTTTTCCAATGGCGTTTATGGCGTTTCGGAAGGGCTCACATGTATTATACGCATAAATAAGCCCAGCAGCCAAAGCTGCTATTCCGGCGATGGCGAGCACTATCGGGTTGGCTGCCAAAAATGACATGGCTCCGCTAAGCGCTTGTGTTACTCCGCTGAAATTCTCGAAAACCTTTGCGCCACTGTCAACCATTGTTATAAGCGTTGGAATAACCGTTAGGGCGCTTTGAACCATGGCCTCGTTCAGGTTGCCCTGAAGCATGTGCGCCCTTTCAACAGCCACCTGATACCGTTCTTGGGCTATCTGCAGGTCTTTTGCTGCTGCCTGCGCTTGTTCACTGTCTGCGCCGTATTTTTCCACAGCAGCGTTGTAGCGTCTCTGAGCGTCTTCAACGGCGTTTAGGCTGCTTTTGACTTGAAGGTTTGCTCTGTCAAGCGAGACTTGCGTGTCTTGGACGCGGTCTACGGCGTTGTATAATGCGAAGGCGCTTGTTGCGAGTCCGCTGAAGCCCGTTATCAAGTCGCGTGTGCTTGTTTCAGCCTTTTTTGTTTGTTGTCCTGTGTTTTCAACTTCTTCGCCGAGTTGTTGGATGTTTTTTCCAACGTTCTGCAGGGTTTCAGATGCCTCGTCAACCGCTTTAACTGTTAAACGTGTCTCTAAACTCATGTGTTTTTCACCTTCGCTTCAGCCTTTGTTTGCGCCAATACCATCCGAGCCATTCAGCTAAAAAGTTGAGTTGGAAAGGCGTTAGTTGCGCCAACTCGTTTGGCGTGTAGCCGTATTCGTGCATTATTAGGCCGTATAGTTGGGCTGTTGTGTTTGTGCGGGTCCACTCTCCGATGGTTGCGTTGTCTGCGTTAAAGGGGGTGTTACATGCCTGATTATTGCTGCTGCAACGTTTACTGGTAGGCTTTCAACCCTCTCAAGCGTCCATTCGCTGTTCGCCTTGTTTAGCATTTTCCACAATGTCCTCGTTGCGCGTTCTTGGTCCGACTTAGCCTTGTTAACCTCTTCCAAGTCTTTGAGGCTTAGTGGACAGTATTCCACTGTGCGGTTTATTTCTGGAATGTAAATCCGCCTCACGGCATTGGCGTCCGCGAGGATGTCGCTTGGACTGAAAAGCTCAGCCTTCACGCCTTTTTCAGCTTCTTTCTGGCGCAGTTTTTCTTCATACTTTTCGCTCAAGTTTTCACGCCTCCTACTGTGTTGTCACCTCAATGTTTTCCCCTTCGCCCTCGACTGACTCTGCTATTACGCCGTCCTGCGTAATGGCTTGCTCCCAACTGTTTAGGACAACGTTGCGTAGTGTGATAAGCGGTTTTCCAGTTGCCCATCCGTCAGGTGCAACTATAACGTCGAATTTGCTTCCTGCTAAAACCTTCTGCGCGTATTTGTCGTCCATGTAGAGCATGTCGAAGCTTACTTTGAAGCCCTTTTTTCCGCTTGTGAGAAAATTAGGCGTGTCGGAGCCTATGACATACTCTTTTACAAGGTCTGCGTCTACGCTTACTGTGCATGTTTTAGCCAAGCCGAAGAGTATGCGCTCCGTTATGTTGCTTGCGCCTGCGCTGCCTGCTGTTGCTCCGCTTGTGGCTTTAATTCCGAATTGGAAGTTTACGGTCCCGTCTGGGGCTGTGAACTCGTCCGTTCGTGTGCCCGTTGTGTTAGGCGCCAAATCAACAGTGTTTCTGCTTATTTCTGAGCCTGCTGAGTTTAGCCATCTGAAAACTGCTTGAAGGGTCGTTATGTTTGCGTTGCTTGTGTATGTGTATGTTACGCGTGCTTTTTCTCCAGCGTCCATGCGCTCGACTGGTGTGAAAGCCTCGCTTGTGCTGTTTGCAGCTGGCGAAACTGATAGGTTTGGTGGGTAAGTTGCGCGGTAAAGTAGTGCTTGTCTTCCGAGGAGTGGCATTGGTTAGCCTCCTACTGTGTGCCCCATGCTATGCTTGTGCCTTCACCTTCAACGGATTCCATTATGACGCCGTCTTGCTCGATGCTTAGCTCCCAACTGTTTAGGATGACGTTGCTTACGGTTATTTTCGGCTTGCCTGTTCCTGTTCCTTCTGGGCGAACCTCTATGGTTAATGTTGTTCCGTTTAGAACGTCGTTGGCGTGGGCTCCGTCAACATACATTTTGTCTATGCTAACTTTGAAGCTTTTGTTTCCACTTGCGAGGAACGCTGGTTTGTCCGGGTTTGCTCCGCCTATGGCGTATTCCTTGACCAAGTCAACGTCTATGCTTACTGTGACGCTACTGCAGTAGCCGATTTCAGTTGCGCCCTTCAATATGACGGCGTTGCGACCCAACAGTGGCATTTTATGCTTTCACCTCTCTTTCGCTTTTTCTGCTTTGCGAGCCCCACGCTTGTTGAGGCTCAATGCAAAAGCCATCACCATTCATGGGTAACCTCCAAAACGAGGCGTGCTGCAGCAAGTATAAGCTCAGGCTTAGCCCACTCCACAGCCACAACAACAGTTTCAGCTGTAAGCTCAACTGGTTTAGCGTCTCGGACTAAGCCGTCGAGGGTTGGGTTTCCGCTGAGAACGGTGTAGATGCGCTGGGCTTTCGCCATAACGCTTTTCTCCGCAATGTCATCAGCCTTAGAACTGTCAACTATGACGACTTCCCAGCGGTGACGCCAAACAACACCTTTAAGCGTTTCCTGAATCACTGGACCGCCGACCCATTTAACATAAACGAAAGGCGTCTGCCTCGTGAGGGGTGGACCGAAGTAGTAGCTTAAGCCTGCAAGCTCGCTGTCAGCTTTCAACGTGTCAATGATTTTTTGGGTTATCTGCTCTGGAACGCTTGCGCTCATTTGGCAAGCCTCCAGTAATTCTCCATCAGTTCCCGCGCGTATTCTGGGGCTTCGCTTATGAACTGTTCATATGCTCCTCTTGCGAAGAAGCGTCCGGCGAAGCCTGGATGACGGACAAGCTTTGCGAAAACTGTTGTCCCGCCGACTTCGAAGGCTAAGGCTTTGGCGTTTACTGGGCGTATTATATGCGGTTTGGTGCCATACTCAACGTATGGCGCGTAAGGCGCTGTTGGTCCAACCGTGACTTTCTCAGTTTCGAGGCGCACTGTGATGCTTTGCCTAAGCCTTCCAGTTCTGACAGGCGCTTTTTCCCTCATGAGCTCGGCTATGCGTTCACCGCTTTTGCGCAGGAATTTACCGCTGAACCAAGGGTAGAAAAGCTCGCATTTGTGTAAAATTTTGTCAACCGCTTCTTTGTCGATGGAAACAGCGACAGTTATAGCCATTAGGCAATCGCCACCTTAGTCCTCCTGTTTCGGCTTATCCAATCCAAAACTTGATTGCGGAGAAACTCCAACTGCGCAATCTTTGCGGGAGAGCCGCTGAAGACAAGCTCGCCGATGTTGGCTGTCCAGCCCGTCGGCTGAACGCCTGTCACCCGTAGATAGGCGTATATGGCTGCCAGATCAGCTATGGCTTTAGCCTGATCCTCGCTGCAGTTTTCTGGGTCAAGCACCAAGCCCGTTTGATTCGCCAAGTAGCCTGCAGCCTCGCCGATGAATGTGGCTACTTCACTGTCGGCTACGTCGTTGGCTGTTAAGCCAAGCCTGAGCCTAACACGGTCAGCTGAAACGGTTGCCAAGCCTTCTAAACTCCCTTTTCGGGAAACAAACCAGAAAAAGAGCTTAATAAACAATTTTGCGCCACAAAAAGGCTGTTTTAAAAAGCACTTTACAAAAATAACTTCTCTCAAGGCACATTTACTGTTAACAGCGACTAACAGAAGTCAAAATGCTATACCAAGTCTTTGATTTTTATGAAGTTTTTAGTGCGCAATTATGTTATATGCGAAAAGGCTTTAATTTAGTTTTTAAACGGAAGAAGATA